AACATTACGTCAGCAAAGTGCTGTGCCGCCTCTACGTCTTGCCCTAAGGCATTTTTAACAAATGTACCTGCTTTATAGCCCATTGCCGTCATATCGTCCGTGATAATGTCAGATACAAGGGCTAAATCTTCACCGCTGGCAACTGCGGCATTCAAAACGGCAGGTAAAGCGTCAATAGCTTGTTGAGACGTCCAACCTGCAAGTGCCATATACTCTTCCGCTTTACCGACTTCAGCCGCCGTAAATTTCATTATCGAGCCGTAATGCCGAGCCGCGTTTTCTAAGTCTTGATATTGCTTTTCAGCCGTCGCCGCGTCAAGTCCCGTAGTAAACAAAGCCTTATTGCGTTTCATCTGGTATTCAAAGTCTTTGTACGTGTCAATCATATTGACAGCGCCGAACCCGACACCTGCAACGCCCATCATACCTGCGCCCATACCCATTGCCGCGCCTGTTGCCATTTCAGAAATTCCTGCTTTGGCATTTCTAAGCGCCGCCATTCCGTTCGTCTTGATATTAACCATAACGTTGTACGGTCTTGACGCAAGGGATAAAACTTGAGACTTAATGTTTTGAAGTTTGGAAGTGGCGCCGTTGTCATTGACGCGCAGATTAACGGGCTTAGGCTGTGTCATACCGGCTTGCCGCAAAAGGTCATTGTAGCGTTTAAGTTGCTCCATACCTTGTACGCCGATTCGCCACATTAAATCTTTGTTTTTGGCGTCACCTACGCCCTGCGTAAGCTTTTTAGCCGCCTCCATTGCAGAGTTTACCTTCGCGGTAAATCTGTCCCGCAATGTCAATGTTGCCGAAATGTTGTAATTGGACAATGTGCCACCTCCTCTATCTTATTTTTGCGCCTAACAATTTCGCAAGCGCGTTGAATTTTTGTTGTTCAAATTTTATGTTTTGGTTTCGTGCCTCATAGAGAAACAATTTTTCTGTCGCCGAAAGTTTCAAAAACTCCGAAGGCAATATCCCGCGAACTGCGTAATAAGCCGCCGTAGCCGCCTCCGCGTCATTTTGAATTAGTTTTTTATTTCATTGTGTAAGGTAAGCTTGATTCTGTCTTTGTAACCTGCCTCGTCCAAAATTGCTGACGCAATGCGCGTAATTTCGCCCGGTTGAAATATTGCGGGTACAATGTCCATAGGGTCGCCGACAATGCCGTAGGCTTTTTGTAATTCCTTGTTTTTCAAGTCGGGCGTCACCGTGCATTCATATACAATGTATTTGTTTCCTTCCATTGAACTTGAAAAATTCCAAGCGTCAGCTAACAGCTTGCTTGACGGCAGTTTAACGGTTATCGTACCGATTGAAGTTTCCACGTCATAGATTGCCTTTTTCTTAGCGGTTATAGTTTCTTTCTGTGCTATTAATTCTTCTATCGTGAGCGCCATTGTTTTTAACCTCCTGCGTTCTTCAGGCGTGATATTCTTCATTGTGTGTTCAACAAATATTTGAGCCATATTCTTTATAAAAGGCTTTTCGTGATATTCTTTTAAAAGTCGATTTTTGAAAGCGTTGTTGCTCGAAAAAAGATTGAACATTTTTGAATACCCGCCTTTCAAGACTTAATTTTAAAGTTCAACGGTTTCTAAGTAGCCTAAATCTTCAGGCGTAAAGCCAAACGGTATTTCAGTCTCAACTACTTCGCCTTTTGCAAAATGCATAATGTCAATTTCATTAAACCAAACATTGTCGATTGAAATTCGTTCCCTCTGTGCTTTCAACATATCGGGATCGGACAAAGCCGCAACGATTGAAAATCTTACGTCGTGACCTGCCTTTTGGTTTTCCATATATTCCGAAAAACCGCGGTCGAATATTTTTTTGATAACGATAGTGCCTTCGCCCGTCATCGACACAACTTTTGAATCTTTGCTGTTTCCGATAATGACATCTTCGCGGTCTAACGTGACTGTGCATTCAAAAGACTGTATCTCGAAAATTAAAACGTTGTTGACCCAAACTCTGCCATAGTTGCCCGACCAGCGCCTGTTACCTCTGTAGGTGATATCTTCTTCATCGCGGAAACGCTGTAAATCAAAACGCGGCATCGGGATTAATTCTCTGTATTCTTCAGCCATTAAAATCACTCCTTAGTTAAGCACAAAGGCAAGCGTTAAATCTTCCATTGCGTTCACGGGGCGAATCTTGCCGCGCAAAAATACATTCGTGCCGGTTTGATATTCCAAAATCGCTTGCTCTGACATATTGGCAACATCGGCGCCTTTTTGTTTCGCGTATTCGTAATTCTTGTCGTAGTCAATTTCAACGTAGTTTGTATCGGTAGACGTCCTGTCCAAAACGTTACCTTGCAAGCTAAGCAAGTACGAATTGATAGCGGCAACGAACAACATTTTATTATCATAGTTGTTAGCTACCTTGCCGACATATTGATTGCGGAAAGTGTCGCGAATATCGTCTTTGATAAGGTCAACCGTCTCAACAACTTTAATAAAGCGGAAGTCATAACCGATTGCTGAAGTGAAGGTGTGGAGTGAATTACAGCCGCGTGCAATTTTGACGCCGTTGCCGTCTTTCTCGTCGAACAAGCAAAGTTCGCCTTTGTTAATGTGTTCGTCGATATCGTCATACTCGGCAACGTCAACAACTTCAGACAGCGTGTAGTAGGTAGCGGAGCGGTCAAGCCCTAAACCTGCCAAAATACCTACAATTCGCGCAGTGTATTGGCTAGCATTGTAAGTAATATATTGCGGGATAGTCGGGTCAACCGCCGTAGCGTCTCCGTCCACAAGCGCCAATGCGTCACGGTAGGCAGGATTGTTAATGCGAATTTTATCGGTCGTAAAATTAATTATTCCAAAACTGTCGCCGTCATAATGAGGTACAACTGCTTTAACCGTCTTGTCACGCTTGCCGCGTTGTGTCTGCAACCACGTTGCCAAATTCTGTTGGTCTTGCGTCGTGCCTGTCGGGTGCGCAATGTAATTGAATCTTACGTCCGCGCACTTTCTCAATGCGTCTGCTTGCGTAACCGTTGCATCTACCGTAACCGTGACAGTTTCAGTCACCGTGTCAGTTACCGTAACTGTCGAAGTTACAGTTTCAGTTTCGCCCGTGTCGCTATTTGTAACAACGACGTCGCTTTCAACTTGATTTTCTACCACTCGTTCCTGCTCTTGCTCTTCCTCGTGAGTAGCGGGCGGAATGAAGTAGCAGTGCAATTTATTAGGCGTACCAAGCAAGGCTTTTTGAATCAAGTCCGCATTGCCGTCATCAATCCCGCTCGGAATGTCCGTGCTATCCTCAACCAAACAATATTTAACGCCGTCGTCGTCCGTAACGTTGCTGTCATTAAAAATCAAACTGCCTACGCCGCGTGCCGAACGCGCTATTGACGTTGACGCTTGTGACGCAAATGTTATGGTTATCTGCGGCAGTCCCAGTTTTGTATTAGCCAATATCTTCTACCTCCTTTGATTCTGTAAAGTTTGAGACGTCCAAAAAGCATTGGCGTTCGATAACTTCAAGCGCTTTAAGAAGTACCACTCGCACTTCCCAATACGGCAAGCCTTCAAGCGCACCGAGTATTCTTTTCACGTCCGTAAAAAGCGCTTTATTCATTTTTATTTTGTCCATTGAAATTTCCCCAATAAAAAAACGCCCTAAGGCGTCGTATTCTCGTCGTCCGCAATCAGCGTGTCGCCGTTAAAATCCAATTCAAGCCGTCGCATAAATTCGTAGCTTGCCGCCTCATCAGCGTACCTCTGCAGACAGTCATTAAAGTCAAGCGTGAAAGTGTACGTCAGAATGTCATCAAAGATAATTGTTTCGGCGTCATAAATGGTAATGTGACGGTCAAGAATCGGTATACTGCCGCAAGTGGCGTCGTCCAATGCGTCAATGATATCATAAAGCCGTGTATGCTGAATTTCGCCGTTTTCATCTGGCGCCAAAACTACTTGAATGTCCACGCGAATTTTGCGGTCAAATGAGCCGAATCCTAAATCTTTTCTGCGCGGTCGTAGTCTTACCCACGCATAATCTTCACTTGCGTTATTGACGTGATTAAAAAAGACTTTCAGCGGTAAACCTGCCTTGACTTTTATTAAATCGCTTAAGGCGTCGCGAATGTCTGAACTCTTAATCAATTAAATAACCTCGCCAAAATTCGTGTAGCGTCTGCTTGAAAGTTTTCGGCGCAAGTGTCCAATGCGTCACGCAACATAAAAGCACCTGGTTGAATCCTGCCTGTATCGTGTCCCCAAGCTACGATTCTATGTCCAAATTCGACGTACTGCGCGTATTCAGTGTTATTGTAGACGTCAATACTGCCGCCTGCAGGCTCGGTACTTTGCCACGCTCCACGAAGTCGCCCTGTATCGGCAGGCGTCAACGGCTTAACGCGGCTTTTAAGTATTTCAGCCTCTTGCCTTAAAAAGCGGTCGCGCTCCTGCGGATATCGGGACGCTACGGTTTTCAGCTTAGCCATTAACTTTTCGGCGCCTTTGAACTCAATTCGCATAAAAACTACCTCCTTGCAGTTATGACTGCCCTGCCTCTTTTCTACGTCTCATCTGCGTTTCAATATGACCTGTCTCATACTGAAAAGAATTACCTGCGAAAAAAGTCATTTCTTGACCGCCGCGATGAACAACTTTCACAAGGTCGTTGGATAAAATTTTGTACTTATCCTCGTGAAACATTGTGTAGTGGAAAGTCTGTTTCTGTGACACGTCGTCCCTATGCTCGGTAGGTCTTTCGTGGCTGACACTTAATCGGCAAGGCATATCGGCAATAACTTCTTCGTAGTCTGTCGTGTAGTCGTCCGTCCTGCCGATAGTGGTATGCACTGCGCGAAAAACGGTAGCACGATCTTTGTAAAAAAGCCTGTCTGATATCTTTCGCAAATCCATAAAGCCGCCCCCTCAAAGATACAGCGGACGCCGAAACAGATTAAGTTTTGATTTTATGGAATTGAAAAGCCGTTCGCTTGCCACGCCGCTTAAGTCCACATTGGCAACGGCGAAGTTATACTCTGTATCGCCCATTTTAATTTTGCTTATCGGCGCATTGACATCAAGCCCGTTGGCGGCGGCGCTTAGTTCGTCCGTGAACTGTTTAAGAATCA